AGTTTGACCTTACCCGAGGACGTATCGAGGCACTCAACAGAGGTCCTAGAGCCGTAGAGTTGTACGAGCGTGAAGCAGCACGTGTTAAGGCTCTAGAACAGATGAGGGATCAACTCGACAGAATGTTCGCCACCGAAGCTCAGCGTAACGCTGTATTGGAACAGTACGACAAATTGCTCCGCCAAACAGCTATTGCACAGGACAATTTCAACACCTCTGCACAGGATTGGGCCTCTGCAATAACGCGTGGGTTGGAGGATATTATTGTAGCAGGTGAGGATGTCAAGGATGTCTTCCGTGCATTGGAGAAGGAAATTATCCGTGTAGCCCTTCGAGCATTCGCACTTAAGCCCTTGGAAAATGCATTGACATCGTTCTTTGGGAACATTGGTGCAGGTGCAGCGGGTAGAGCTACGGGCGCTGTCGATTATAGCAACCCCTGGGTACCCAATGCCAAGGGTAATGCGTTCAGAAATGGGCGGATCCAAGCATTTGGTAAGGGTGGTATCGTAGGTGGTCCGACATTCTTCGGAATGAGCGGGGGACGTACTGGCCTTGCGGGTGAAGCAGGTACCGAGGGTATCCTCCCTCTGCAACGCATGAGCAATGGTGACCTGGGAGTTCAAGCTTCAGGCGGTGGTAACGTAATCGTCAACATCTACGATCAACGCCGTGGAGGCCAATCTAGTCCTGTTGAGTTTCAACAACGCCAGCAGGGCGGTATGCAGTTCCTTGATATCTTCATTAGGGACACTGTTAAGGATATGGCTAACAATGGTGATCTGGACAGTGTTATGGGTAAGAACTTCGGTCTTGGCCGTAGGCCCGTGAGGTAATAATGGCAAGCTGGCCCGAACAACTCCCCCAAACGTTTCTGGTCGGTTCTATTACGATCAGGAGGCAGAAGCAGGCGATCCACTCCCCAACGGATGTGGGTCCAGGCATCTCGCGTAGGCGTTCATCTGTGTACTCTATATTCTTCACGGGTGCCATGCACATGACGCCTGAGCAGTACGATATTCTGGTGGCCTTCTACGACGACACACTGTTTGGAGGCACAGCAGCCTTTGATTGGGTTCATCCACTTTCAGGTGATGCTGCAACTGTGAAGTTCGACCTGCAACAGGAAAATGACATTGCCATTACTGCCATTGTACGGCCTGATAAGTGGAGGGTCGAGATGGCATTCGAGATTTTGCCATGACACATCAAGTATCACTAACAACCCTGCGGAGTATACTTGCCGAGCAGGTTGAGGAAGTCTTCCTGCAAATCATCGATGTTGAGCACGAGGATCTTGGAGATCCTCTGCTGTTCGTACGTGACAGGAAACAACTTGTAAGGTCTAATGGCACATATGAGCCTCTTGGGTTCCAGTTTAGATTGCCGAAGGACGAAGAAGAGAATATCGGTACAGTCAATATGGTTATTCCAGTGATTGGCCAAGAGATTGTCCAGGCGATCAGAGGTACAAACGTACCTTTCAAGGTAACCCTAGCTGTTGTTAGGGAGGGTGATCCGGATACGATTGAAGTTGGCCCGTATGTGTTCGAGAGCATCGGGGTTAACTTTGATTCGGGGTTTGCAACGATCACCTTAGCCTTCAATCGTAATGTGTTCGAGGACGCGTACCCGAAGGACATCTTTGTACCTTCGAACCGGATTTACACATGACGGCGTGGACGTTTAAGTACCTGGATAAACGCTATTATACTGAACATCCGTGCATGGCGCTAGTGCTGGATGTCCTACGTACTGAGTATGGGATCTACGCCGATATGTACAACGAGCCACTTACCTTGCAGGCTCGTAAGGCATTGGCGTTCAAGTTGCTAACCGCCTCATGCAGGCCTATCACACCTGCAGAGGTAAAGGAAGCAGACATCGCACTCATCAAGGTAGGCGGCATTCCAGCTCATGTTGGTATAATGGTCAACTCTAGGAATGTCATGCATGTACCAGATTCAACAATGGGTGTGGTGATTGAATCCCTGGATAGCCCCTACCTGAAGAACAGGATTGAAGGGTTCTATAGACCTCTACAACTAGAACGAGAGGCACCAAATAAATGAGTACTTCCGCATGTAAGGACTTGGTCCCCCTTGCTGACGGGGTTGGGATAAAGGTAAAAGCCTATCCTCACCCGTTTAAGAACAACCATGTCGAGTGCAATGTGCCCTACACCATGACGGTCAAGGAGATCGTTGAAGGGCTACCTTTGGACAAGCTCGAGATCTGGGTGAACAATGAATACCTACCCAGAGAACAGTGGTTAATGGTCCCACCTGTGGGTGCAGAGGTTGCGATTAGAGCCGTCCCCCAGAGGGACGTTGTTCGTGCTGCACTACAGATTGCGATCGTTGTTGCTGCAGTGTACTTTGCGGGCCCCTTAGGGTTGAAGGTCGGTACAGCCCTTCATGCAGCGTTCGTGGGTGGTGTTACACTAGCAGGTAACCTCCTACTTAATGCGTTGATACCTCCTGCAGTACCTAAGGCCCCCACAGCTGGTGATCCGGTTACCCGGTTGGCATCGCTAACGGGCACGCAGAATAGGGTAGCTCGCTTCGATCCCATTCCGAGGTTGTTTGGGCATATGCGGTACTACCCGCCTATCCCCATGACTGGACTGCCATTCACGGAGCTCCGAGGTAACGACCAGTACCTCCGAGCGTTATTCATTCTCGGTTACGGTCCTCTAGACATCAATGGTGTAAGGGTTGACTCGTCAACTGTCAAGACATTGGAAGATAATCCTGACTTGGCCGCAGCGATCCGCATAGGGGAAACAACGGTTGACAACTTCGAGGATGTGGAGATTGAGATTGGCAACCCTAAGCTTCTCACCCTGTACTCCCAAACAGTGGTTGAGGAAACTGTAGACGTTGCAATGAACTCTGCATCGCAGGCTTCTCCAGGTACGGTTACTGACAACATTGTCAACATCCGTACTACTGAAGAGGATGTGGATGAGATTGCCATCGATATCGAGTTCCCTGGTGGACTCTTCTCCGTTGCAGACGATGGTACCGACCGTAACTCGGAAGTGTCGTTCATTGTGGAATACCGTCCTACAGGCTCTCCAGGTGCCTGGACGAGCGTCATCTTCAACGAGACATTGTACTGGTACCAGCAGTGGGTTGAATTATATGGACCCACTGGTGATGACTCTATCGTCCTAAATACTACACCAACCGTCTGGGTTATCAAGGCGAAGTCACGTCGTACGGTCAGGCGAGGTTTACGCTGGAAGGTGACTCCTGGACAGTATGATGTACGTGTTACAAGGTATCAAACGTACAATCAGGGTAATAACGTAGGTACTACCGATTGCCGCTGGTTGTCACTCAAGTCCATCTTTAAGGATCGTCCATTTGGGGTGCCCAATGTTGTCGCAATGGCGATGCTCATCAAGGCCACAGATGAGCTCTCTGGTGTGTTGGACAATGTTAGCGTTGAGGCTACATCTATCCTCCCGATTTGGACTGGAACGCACTTCATTGAGGAGCCAACAAGCTCTCCTGCTGCGGCGTTTATTGAGGCACTAACTGGTGTAGGTACCCGTAGGCCTCTAGATAGGACTGTTGACATCGACAGAGACGAAATGGTTCTATGGCATCTAGCTGCCGCTGACCTGGGTTTGGAATTCAACTATGTCAGTGAAGGACAAACGACCTTGTTCGAGCTTGTCCGAATGATTGCTGCGGCAGGTAGGGCGACTTGGGCAGTAAAGGGTAACAAGATCTCCGTTATTCGTGAGGAGTCAGAGCAAACCCCACGTCAGCTGTTCTCACCCCGTAATGCATCCAACTTTAGGCTTGTCAAGTCATTTCCAAAGACTCCCCATGCCTTGCGTGTGCAGTTTGTCGATCCTGTCACTTGGCAGGATACAGAACGTACTGTCTATGCAGATGGGTACGACGAGTCCAATGCTACGTTGTTTGAGCTTCTACCTATACCAGGTGTAACTTCACCTGATCAAGCTTGGAAGTTGGGACGGTTCCACCTAGCGCAGATGGCGCTGCGTCCTGAACACTACATCTTCGATGCCTATATCGATTCGTTGATTGCCCAACGTGGTGATGCTATTGGCATCAGTAATGAGGCGTTCCTTAACGGTTTGGCAGCTGGGAGGATCAAGGGGCTTACTCGCTCAGCAGAACAAGAGGTTCTGGAGATCGAGACGGACGAAGAGATTTTCATGGAGCCTGATGAAACGTACTATGTAACGGTACGGTACATCGACGACGATGGCGAAGTGGCTCAAGTTACTGTAGAGGTTGAAACTGTATCTCCGTCTACGCACACCTTGACATTAGTCGGCGATACGATGCCTGCGGAGGTGCAAGTTGGCGATCTGTTTGTGTTCGGTACGATCCCTGTAGTTCCTGCAAAGATCATAAGGATCGAGCCGGATGATGACCTTCATGCCACAATAACGGCGGTTCCGCTAGCTCCCGAGATCCTTACGGCAGATTCTGGAGAGATCCCCGAGTATGACCCACTGCTTAACAACCCGATCGACTTAAACGCTTTGCCTCCTCCGGTGCCAGAAATCTTGAGAGTGCGGTCGGATGAGAAGGTGCTCTTCAGGGATGCCGATGGATCCCTACGCGCACAGATGGTCGTGGACTATTACTTCCCCCCTGGTCAACCGAAGATCAGGGTGCAGATGAGGTTCACCGAAATCGACTCCCCACTACAGTGGCGTAGAGAGGAAGCGCCCTCCGATGATGGTATGATTGCCACATTGAATGTCATCCAGGGTGCTACTTATGACATCCAGCTTCGGGCGATCAACGATCGGGGTCTTCTTTCCGCGTGGTCTCCTATTACACAGCATACGGTGATCGGTAAGAGTTCTCCTCCAAGCAACGTTACAGGGTTTACTGCCACAGTGGGTATTTCCGACATTCTGTTGCAGTGGAACTCTGTACCTGATTTGGACCTTGAAGAGTACGAGATCCGTAGGGGTTCTACATGGGCTAGTGCTACTTTTATTACACGTACCAAGGCAACTCGATTTAGGGTCCAGGACCCCGTATTCGGCAATCAGCAATACCTGATCAAGGCTATCGACACCTCGGGAAACGAGAGTGTCACAGCTGCATCGGCAACAGCTACGATTGCCGTACCGGCGGCATCTACCTTGAAAGTGTTCCCGGAAATCGGTGGTATCACCGTACAGGTGGATTCCTCGGCATTAAATGCCCAAGCTAATGATCTTATCCGTATTGTCGTTTCACCTACGAACAACCGTAACGACTCAAATGCACATCACTATGTCTTCCCTGTTCAGGGTAATTGGACAAACACGGATATCGTTGACTGGTTTATCCCAATTGCAGGTCCTGGTAGGCCTCTCTACGTGTGGGGCAGGTTCGAGGATCTATTCGGCAACGTAGGCTCGTATTTTCCCTCGTCAACCACTGATGGCCTTGCTACACGTACACGTGGGCAGCATGTAGGTGTCTTCTCCGACTACTTTGACACATACGAGTCCCTCGAGGATCTTCAACGCCACTGGGATGTCATAGGTACTGGATCAATAGAGTTCATCACAACGGGTGAGGCTGGTGGTAGAGCTTTGCGTATCACGGGTGACATACTCATGGTAAGCAAGCAATTATTCCCGTATGATCCTGATGGACCCATTTATCAATGCACCATCAAACACCGACGTATATCACCACCGAATTCGGGAACTGAAACTCTACGTGCAGGCTTTATAGGTATAGGAGCCGATGGTGTAACACCATTGAACAACACCGGAACTGTTACAGGAATATCTTCTGCACGTGCGTACGGGGTAAGCATGACGGGCAGTAATGGTCCGCAGGCATACTACGGTTTGGGTGAGTGGAATCGTTCCCTAGGTAATGTTGCAGGATCGAGAACAACAGGCCAGACTGTTCCAGCTGGACGTTTCGGTGCCGCAGCACTTCACTCACCTGCTGAGCCACACGCTAACGTCCAGTACTTCAGGCCGTTTATTCAACTAGCGTCCGATGGTGCCGTAGGTGACATAGACTTCCTTACCATTACCCACCCGACAACCAACATCATAACAGCTACCCTAGTTGACCCCTCATTCGAC